GAGGTGCTGGAGATCGACGGAGAGGCTCCTAAGTCTCAGATGAGCCGGACTGGAGCCAATCGTCAGCGGTTTAACGGCAACAGCATCTCTTGCCGCGAGGTAGGAGCCAAGAAGCGGTTGTCCGCTTGTGAGATTCTCAACTAAAACCATCAACACCATCAAATACCATGCGATACCATTGCAAAGATAAAGAGAACAAGTCCCTAAGCCAGCACAGCAGCATCCTTGAGGCTCTTAGAGCGCGGGAAGTTTGGCTCCATACTCGGGAGCTAATCGGGATCACCGACAACTCTGGCCGACTGCTCTCAGCGGACGAGTTGTACCAAGCGAAGGCAGCCGCTTTTATGAAAGGTCTGCGATGAACCTCGGACCTTTGATCGCGGCTCTGATCACTGTGGAGTCTAACGGACGAGACAACGCCGTTGGAGACGCAGGACTGGCTATCGGTGCGCTCCAGATCCACCGAGCGGTTGTGCTGGACGCAAACCGTATCGCTGGCACCAGCTACACTCACCAGCAGATGACAAATCGAGTTGCGGCCCGTCGAGTTTGCGAGATTTATCTTAGCCGATACGCTGCTGGCAGGAGCAATGAGGAAGCCGCGCGAATCTGGAACGGTGGTCCTACTGGTCACCGGAAATCAGCAACCGTCAGTTACTGGAACAAAGTTAAAAAGCATCTATGAAGAAAACCATCCTAATATCAGAAGACACTCACAAGAAACTCAAAGAGTACTGCAAGAAGGAAGGAATCAAAAGCCAGCACCTAACTGATAAGATCATTAGGGAGTGGCTAGATAAGGAGATGGCACTATGAGCGACAGAATGCAGAGCATTATTAAAGAAGGTACTGGAGTGTACAGCATCAGCAAAAAGGAAGCTGGAGAAATTCATAAGGCGGCTAAGAAGGTTAAAAACTATGCTGTCAGTTATTGGACACGCAACCGGAAGAATAAGGAGGTTAAATGAGCAAAACCAAAAACGAAGAATATCGAATCACTCTCAAAGGACTGCTGTCCCTCTATCTACCCGATGCAGTTATGAACGAAGTCTTTAGCGCAATCGAGCTATCATGCCGTCGCAACGGCTGGGGTATCGCAATTAACGAAGAGAACCGACTAGACTTTGTGCAGATGCAACAAGTGAAGGAGGCAAAATGAGCGATCATATTCCTGACCCCACGAAAATGATCAGCGATACACCGAGGACGGATTGTGCGTGGAAACCTGATGGAGGAGATGGTTACCCAACCGTAGATGTTGACGTAGCTCGACAACTTGAACGCGAACTCAACTCCGCTAACACAATCATCCGTCAGCAGCAATTATTAGATGAAGAGAATCTGCGGTTAAAGGAACGCATCAAGCGGTTGGATGAAACATTGGAAGCTGTTACCGATAAGCTTGATGGCGCGTGGGGAATCTACATGAAATTTAAGGAGGCCAAGCCGTGAGCGACACGCCCATCTCAGACAGCACTCCTCACAACGTAGCCGAGCTAGGTATACTGTGTCGAAGACTTGAGCGACTCGCAGCGGTGCGACTGGCTTACATCACGCAACTCGAAACCGAAAACGACGCAATGCGAGCGGATCTATTGCTGTGGCGGGAGGCAAAACCGTGAGCTTGCTTGAAAAATTAGGTCTCACAAAACAGTCAATGGAGAGAATGCTTGGTGCTGTCGCTCCATTAAAAAAGACTAAAATCAAACGCTATCGGAGATACGAAACTGTTCCCGCAGATATCCGCAAAGCCATTCTCGGAGAGCATTCAAGTTACACTTGCCGTGAGTTGGCTAAAAAATATGGCATCTCATCTTCAACCATATGGGACATTAGAGATAGTAAATCTAAAACCGAATGACGATAAGAAATGATTCATACATACCAAAGCGCGGACATATACCTCAAGCGGTAGTGTTAGAAGTATTAGAAGACATAAAGAACAACAGAACATACAGACAAATCAAAGAAGACTACGCAGTCAGCATAGGTTGGATTCACAAAATCAGACACAATAAGACCAGAAAATGAACATACTCAACGAAATCAAAAACGGGATCTCTAGATTGCTTGGAGTCCACAAGACGCTGGAGACCAAAGAGACTCCTAAAACTCTAAAGCCCAAACGCACAGCAAAGCGTGGAAGGGGACGACCGAAGGGATTAAAGATCCCTCGGGCAATTGTCGATGCGGTTCTGCAAGCTGATAAAAGCATTAGCAACAAACAGTTGGCTGCCAAGTATCGCGTTTCCTGCTTTTGGATCTGGAGCGTGAGGTCTAAAAAGCTAAGGCTCAAGCGATGAAATATCTATCGAAGACCAAGCCAACCGTTGAGGTTGAGTTTGTATCCGAAGCTCAACTAAGGATCGGTGAGACCAAGAGACTCTGCGTGATCTATCAACGAGGAGAGATCTTCTACGTTCGACCGAAGGCTGAGTTTTTTGATAAGTTTGATCTCGACAAGTCTGTGATCCCGAGTTAGAGATCAGAGGTCAGCGCGAGCCGTGAGAAGCAAGCGATGACATTCAAAAATGAAGCCATGTTCAACCAATTTCTCCCCACTCTTTCTGTGTACGTCCCGTCGCTTCAGCGGGAGTTCTCACCACAGACTGAGTGGGGTTTTCTGTCTTGAAACATGATTGTAGAACTAGACTTCCTAGATCACTGGAAAACACGATTACTAAGCAGACTGTTAGACACTGAAACCGCTCCATTGCACGTTATTCGGCTATGGGCGCACTGTCAGACTAGAAAGACAAACAGGTTTGCTGATTGGAATCCTGCCATCTTGTCGGCTGTATGCAGATGGAACGGAGACGCTCAAGAGTTCTGGGACGCAATGCTCCAGACATTTTGCCGATCCGAAGACGGCTGTTTGATTGCCCATCAATGGGATGAGGTAAACGCTGGATTGATTTGCTCTTGGTCAAATGGAGCCAAAGGAGGGAGACCAAAGAAACCCACGGGTAACCCGCCGGTTAACCCAGAACCGATTCCGGTTATCCCAGACATAACCCGTGGGGTAACCTATAGAGAAGAGAAGATAGAGAAGATAGATTCTTCTTTGCCAACTCCAAGCGTTTCAGATCCCGAACTCGATTCGCTTCGCTCTCGGATAAACAAATGGTTTCGCAGACGAGAAGGAACCGATTGGCAACCCGCTGAACTCAAAGCTCTCAAGCTTGTGGTCAAGCTTAAGACCTCCGAGTCAGACCTTCAGCTTCTCGATGCTCGTTACGAGACTAAGAACAAGTATCGACGCAAAGACATTATGACTCTGCTTAACAATTGGAACACCGAGATTGATCGCTGTAAGTCTGGGGACGATGACTCGCAACAGCTACTTGCAAGCCATCCAAACCAATCAACTCCAATTGACATGGATATCCGCAATTACCTATGAGCGATCCCTTTTTTGCTGAGGACGACGAGTTTGGTCTGATTGGAGCGTGTATTGCTGGAGGCTCTGACATTTGTTTTGACGCATTCGCTGAAGTTCCAACAGCAGCAATTCAAAACGAACAGTTGGCTTTAACTTACGAAACCATAAAAAGCCTAATCACTCAAAACAAGCGAGTGACATTGCCGGAGTTAATGAAGGAATGGAAACGAACCATTACAAGTTCAGCAGTACCATTTGAAGCTTGGAACCGCTGCGATGAGCTTTGCCCATCACCATCCGGTTACCCGATGTTCGCCAAGAGCGTTCTAGAAGCCCATCACCGTCGCCAGTTACGTTTTGCCGGAGACCGCTTGATTCGCGATTCCGCTGTGGTGACCCTAACCGTGGATCAAATCGTCGCTAATGCCGAGCAGGGACTCAGCGTTGAGGCTTCCAAAGACGATCTTCAATCCAGCAAGTCCGTTGTCAGCCGATTTATCGACTCGACGCAAGAGCGGTTTAACCGACGAGGACAGTTGAGCGGCATCAATACTGGCTTCTTTCGACTCAACCAAATGACCGATGGCTTGCAACTCGGAGAACTCGCTATCATAGCAGCACGACCATCCATTGGAAAGACCGCTATGGCGATTGCTATTGCTAAAGCAGCAACGATAGAAGACCAAGTACCAACTCTATTTATATCTCTAGAGATGTCTGATGAAGCTATTATTAGGCGTATGGTTTCAACTGTTGGATCTATTCCAATGCAAGATATTAAGACCGGAGAGATGGATCAGGGAGGTCTTAAAGCTATGAGTACCGCATCAGCTAAGATCGCAGCCAGTCCATTACACTTTGCATCTGGCTCCTCGGTGACAAACATATCGTCCATCACAGCAGTAATCCGCAGAGCAGTACGCAAGTGGGGAGTGCGGTTAGTTTTGATCGACTACATCCAGAAGATCCATGGCAGCAAAGGAGCCGAGAAGAAAACCTACGAGATAGGCGAAGTCAGCGGTAAGCTCAAAAGCATTGCCGTCGATACCAAGACCGCCATCGTCGCTCTAGCGCAACTCAACAGGGAGAACGAGAAAGATAAGGGTCGCTCACCTCGTCTTTCGGACATAGGGGAGTCAGGACAGGTGGAGCGCGATGGGGATCTGGTAATGCTCCTCAATCGAGATCGGAACCAACCTCAGGGGGAAGCTATGGTCGCTATCGCCAAGCAACGAGACGGAGAATGTGGAGCCGTTAAGCTCTGGTATGATGGACGCTTCTGTCGGTTCTCTGAGTGCGGTATGGATACCTAAGTTTAAAAAACCCAACGACAGGTTGACTGGCCTAAACAAGTCTGTCAGTCTCTCAACGGACCTAAGTCCCACATAAACACCATGATCACCGGAAAGATTGACGTAACTAAGGTAGACAAGACCCATCTATTCAAAGGGAAGGCAGGAACGTATTTGGACATTGCTCTCATTACCAATAAAGCTGGCCGAGACCAGTATGGTAACGATGGGATGATTGTTCAGTCTGTATCTAAACAAGCCCGACAAGATGGACATAAAGGTCCAATCCTCGGTAACTATGTAGAGACAGCCAACCGTGAGCCTAAGCAAGCAACCAAGAAGGTAACCGCTAACGATCCTCTTGGACCTGAAGATGACATTCCCTTTTGATATACAACAAACCATTTAACACCATGACAACTACCGCAGAGTTCTTTGAAGATACTAAGTCAGCAACTCCACGCTGTGACGCTGAGATTGAGAAGCTTAGGAAGCATTACCCGATACTAACGTTAACCGTTGTGTTTGCATTAGCTCGCAAGCTTGAGATGGAGTTGATTCAATCTAATAACTCCATCGTTGATCTACTCAACCAAATCGAAGCCATAGAAGAAAAGAACCAACAGTAATATGGGAGGCGTACAGAAATACCTTACTCGTCAAGTCCAAGACGGTGAGATCTCTAAGGATGATCTGCTTGAATCACAGAGGAAACTATCTCTTTTGAATCAAGCACCTAAGCTTGTGCTAAGTGCTATTGCTAAAGGCTGGATAAAGTATCCCGACAAGCTTGAGACTATTACCGAGGAAGAAGAGACTGCTAAGTGGATTAATACCTACGATTGTGAGAGAGCATATCACAACAGAGTTAAAGGCATGACATACCGTGAGATCGGTAAGCTAATGGGCTGCGGTATGAATCGAGTGAGTGCCATCCTTCATCACGGTGAGAATATTGTGCTGCAACGTAAGATGAAATCATTAGGTCATACGATTGTAAGTATCCCTAGTAAAGCTACAGTACAAGAGCATATCACTAATGCTAAGAGCAAGACCAAATCCAAACAGTGATTCGCTACAGTATAACAGATTGTTTTATGCTACTAACTATCATGCTTTGCCTACCTAATGCAATAATGTTAGGAGGCTCCCAGCTATGTCTAATACGCAGGTGATCGCGCGGGACCGATCATCTTGTGCGAGCGAACTTGCTATTGTAGTACAAACTTATGTCACTATCCACAGACTACCTACTCCTTAACATTGGACACTCAACGCTCAAGTGGCATTTGGACCGAATCAAAAACGGATCATTCACCATCGACCAAGTCGCGATGTTCTACGCTCCCGATCCTAAAAAATCGGTTTACAAAACCGTCACGCGAGGTCTTGAAGAACTGGTCAAGATGAAGCCCGAGAACCTCCCGATCCAATTGCGATGACTCAAACCGAGTACGTCAAGCACAGCGGTTTAACCAAAGGCAGGGTCTCGCAACTTACCGCAGCAGGGATGCCGTTAACCTCCCCAGAAGAAGCGGACGCTTGGAGAGGATCGCGCAAAGGGATTGGCGGTAGACCATCGACGCTCCAGCGAATGACTGCAATACAGCAGCAACCAGCACCAGAACTCGCAGGGGGACCGTACAGACCTCCCGAAGCATCTGCCGCTATCAACGCTACTCTAGCAACAGAAGATTCCCCGCAGGGAGCGTATGAGCGGCAAAAGAAAATCGAGCGAGCCGCTTATGATCTAGCGGTTGAAGCTCTTCAATCTCGGTCCCTCGATGCTGGCAGAATGGTCTCGGTCCACGCTACCGCAGCAAAAAACCTAATCTCCTCCCGCGATGACGTACTGGCTCAGTCCGAGAAGGAGCGAACGCTGGTATCCGGTGCTTGGGTTAAGAAAGCGATGCAGGAACACGATGGAGCAGTGTCGCAACTCCTTAAGTCGATGCCTAAGCAACTATCCGGTCGCATTGCTCCCCACGACCCAGAACACGCCGAGCGCGAGCTAGAGCGTTGGGTCCAAGAAGTATGTCTCAAAACTCTGCACCAGACTGACCCGTGGAAATCTTAAATTGCCAGAAACCAGCCGGTATCGAATCGCTTCGCCAGAACCGAATCGCGATCAAAGCTATCGAGCGTCAGACTGGCTTGGAGTTCTTGTCGATATCAGACCAAGAGCCTTCCCGCATTGATGGCTTCATCTTCGATCCGGCTAAAGGGATCATCACCGGAATCTATGAGGTCAAAACTCGCAGCTACGGTCTCCACAAGCTCCAGACCACATTCGGAAATGAATGGATGATTTCTTGGTCTAAGATCCAAGCGGCTCTTGAAGTTACCAGACGCACAAAGCTCCCGTTCTACGGAGTGCTGCATCTGCTGGATGACAACATTGTTATGATGGTTGAGATCTTTAACCGCAATGCGTCTTGGGCGGCAAACCATAAGGTTGAGGACCGTCTGGTTAACGGAATAAAAGATCGCATGGCGTTAATTAATATGGCGACCGCTATGAAATATAAGATGAACCAACTATTCTGATGACAGACCTAGAGCTTGAGATCCTAGAGTTCCGGCGACAATTGTGGCGACCGACTCCACGGCAGTCTGTTGTCGAGTGGGCTGAGAGTAATCTTACTCTAAGCCAACGTCAGACAGAGCATCCCGGTCCCTTCTCTACGGCGGTCAGACCATATTGCCGAGAACCGTTGGAATCTTGGAAAGATCCTGCGGTCTCCGAGGTTACGTTGTGTTGGGGATCGCAGACCAGTAAGACAACGACGCTGATGGCCGGTCTCGCTTGGTCCATCGACGTAGAGCCGTCTCCTGCGCTGTGGTTGATGCCGAGTGAGAATCTTGCTCGTAGCTTCAGCAAGTCGCGCTGGTTGCCAATGCTGGAAGACTCTCCTGCTATGGTTGCGCGGTTCCCTACGGATAAAGACCAGATCACCAATCTTGAGCAGCAATTCGACCGCTGTACTCTGACGTTTGTGGGGAGCAACTCACCGGCAAATCTAGCTTCCCGTCCCGTCAGAATCCTAGTTGCAGATGAGGTGGATAAATTCGCTGATGCGACCGCAAAGGAAGCTGACGCTTTGGATCTTGCCGAGCAGCGACTCAAAGCGTTCAGCAGTTCCAAAGCCTTCTTCACCAGCACTCCCACAACCTCAGAGGGCAGAATCTGGCAGCGTTATCTGCGAGGGGACCAGCGTAGGTATTACATCCCTTGCCCGTACTGCCGCGAACATATCAAACTGGAGTGGCGACAAGTCACTTGGGAGAACGAGAAACTAGAAGACGGACGACCCGACTGGCAACGCATCCGTACTACCGCCCACTACGTCTGCCAACTCTGTCAGGGGAAGATATCTGACAGCCAAAAGGTTGCAGGGTTACGTCACGGCAAGTGGATCTCGGAGAATAAAGCCAGCCTCCCGAGCGTAAGGTCTTATCATCTGTCGTCTTTGTATTCCCCAGATCGAAAGTGTACTTGGGGAAACCTTGCTGTCGCATTCTTGGAAGCAAAAAGCTCGATGATGGGTTTGCAGGGTTTTATTAACGGGATGTTGGCTGAACCGTGGGAGAATCAGGAGACTCAACAGGACCGAGTCGAGATTGTCTCTGATGCTGGCATCCCTGAAGCCAGACGCTATCTAACCGCTGACGTACAAGCTGCGGCTCCTTTCTTGTGGTGGGTCTGCCGAGAATGGAGCAAAGGCAACTCCCGTCTGGTTGGAGCCGGTCACGCTGATGACTTTGCCGCACTCCGTAGGATACAACTCCAGTACAACGTCCATGACATGGATGTTGGCGTTGATTCCGGTTACAACACGCAAGCAGTCTACGACGCTTGTGCGGAGTTCTCGCAGAGTAGCGCAAGCCCGATAAACTATCCATGCGGTCTGCGGTATCCACCAGAGGGAGGTCTGCGAAAGCCTATGCTGATCGGTTGGATGCCGCTCAAAGGCCGAGAGACCGGAGCCAGATTTACGTCTAAGACCGGCTCAATCCATCCCTTTGGAATCACAACCTCCACCTCGATGCGGACTGACGCTGTACAACCGTTGCTTGTCTTTGACACCGAGCATATGCGTGAGGTGCTCCAGCGGCTCCGTAAGGGAAGCGAGACTCATCAATGGAGTGTTTGTAGCCTCCCTGCTCCGCTAGAAGCTGAAGGGGCTTTTGCGAGCGATTCCGACACCTATTGGAAGCACTTAGACAGCCATCTTCTCAAGCCAACGGCTAACCGCTCCGGTAGGATCAAACACTTGTGGTTTAAAAGAAACACTCGTTGGCCGGACCATTTGCATGACTGTGAAATCATGCAGTTAGCGATGGTTATGTTGTGGGGAGACCTAACTTCTAGTACCTCGGAAAATTCTAGTGGTTGACAAACTTCGCGGTCTCTTGATAGTCCGCGCAAGTGTTCACATACACAGTAGCAACTAAGCGGAGTTACTTGCGTACGACCTACGCGAGCAAAGCCGCTTTGACACTGCTTGAGGCTTTAACGGCAAAGCTGACCGTTTCCGCTAACTCGATGGAGAGCGGGAATGTAGTCCGCAGCACTTCTAGCTCTGACGTTTCCGTTGAGTTCGCTGAACCCGGTAAAGGTACAGCCGCTCCAATTGAGATGCTGGAAATGTGGGAGTCTCTGTTAACCGATTACGATTACGCCGTAACGCTTCTCTCTGGTGATGGGATCGCTAGTCCCACCGATCTCCAGATTTACAACAAGATGCTGACCGCCGTTCTGGTTTCAACTACTCGGTATTATGGGGATTTCACGCAATTCCGCCGTGAAGCCACAACCCGAATGAGCTAATGGGCTTTCTTCAAAACATAGCGAACAAGCTGTTTCCCGCTCCCGTTAACAAATACGAAGGAGCCGGTCAGTCATTGCGTCGTTCGTATCTCGACACCTCCTACACTTCCGCGCGATTTGATGTTACGAGCGCGACCCGTCAAGCCATCGTTCGCAAGTCTCGCTTTTTTGAGCAAAACAACGCTGTACTGAATAGGCTTGGTGATCTGTTTGAGAGCTACACTGTTGGCTCTAGCTTCTCGGTTCAACCAGCTTCTAGTGATTCCGCTTGGAATCTCAAAGCTAAGAAGTGGTTTGATGTCTGGAGCCGTTATCCTGATATCGGTTCTCGTCAATCTTTTAGCACTCTGATGGGGCAAGCCGCTCGCGGATGGTTCTACGACGGCGAGTCGTTCCTGCTGCTCACCAAAGGGGAGACCGGCAAACCTCGATTGCAGCTTATTGAGGCTCAATCCATTGCGACTCCGGCAGGGATGCAAGCAGACGAGACTGTCTTTGACGGTATCCGGTTTGATCCTCGCACTGGACGAGCCATATCCTACTTTATCGGAGCGGAAAAAACTCAGGGTAACCTGACTGATGTTCGCTCCATTTCTTCTGATTCCGTAGTCCATATCTACGAACCGAATCGTCCCGGTCAACTCCGAGGTCTTCCTTTTGTGTCGGCGGTTATCAACGATCTCCACGATCTCGATGATCTGCAAAAGCTGGAGATGGAAGCTTGTAAGCTTGGTGCTTCTGTGGCTCAGATCGTTAAGACTGACGCTGGTGAAGTCCAAGCGAGCAACCTCCGCGCTGGTACTGCTGGAGCGAGCGTAAACACCGCCGAGAACTATTACGAACAGGTCTTTGGATCTGGCGTGAAGGTGATGAAAAACGGCGACAGTTTCGAGCAGTTCGCGACCGAGCGTCCCGGTGTCAATATGCGCGAGTACTGGCGACAACTGACTGAGAAAGTCTGTGCTGGCGTTGGTATCCCTTACGTTCTGGTTTACCCAGAGTCAATGCAGGGGACTGTTTATCGCGGTGCGCTAGATATGTCGTCTGTTTGGTTCCGCTCTCGCCATCAAGTTATGGCTTCAGCGGCTCGTCGTATTTACGAGTACGCGATGGAGTACGCGATTAAGAACGATCCCACACTAAACGACGCTCCTAGCGATTGGTACGAAGTCTCAATTACCGCTCCGCGCTCCCCGAATGTTGACGTTGGCCGTAATTCTGCGGCTCAATTGGCAGAACTAGAAGCAGGAGTTGTTACCTTTGATGAAGTCTATGGTGCGCGTGGTCTTGATTGGCGTTCTGCTTTAGAGTCAAAAGCGCAACAAGCTTTGTTTGTACGTCAACTAGCCGCTAAATACGGCGTTGATGTATCTGAGATTTCGGTGATTCAGAAAGAGCGTCCCGCGACTAGTGTTGCACCGGCTATTGACATTGAAGGCGATCCTTCTGAATCTCCGTCTCCAATCGCTCCGTCAGAAGGTGGGTCGCAACCTGTTGTTGTAGAGCAGGAAGAGATTACCGCTACCGTCAAGAAAACTCGGAAACCAAAAGCCAAGAAAAACGAATGAGTTTTACCAAGAAGTCAGATTGGCTTTACTTCGCTCCGGCAAACGCTGCCGGTGATCCTGCTACCGTTCAGATCTTCGATCAGATTGGCGAAGACTGGTATGGTGGAAGCGGTCTATCTGCAAAGCAGTTTTCGGATGTACTCAACGAGATTGGCAATGGTCCGCTGCTTGTAGAGATCAACTCTCCCGGCGGTAACGTCTGGGATGGTTTGTCGATCTACAACCAGTTGCGCGGTCGCAAAGCTCCGGTGACCACTCGCGTTGTGGGTATCGCTGCTTCCATTGCGTCAATTATCGCTCTTGCTGGTGATCGCGTCGAGATGGCTGATGCCGCTCTGATGATGATCCACGATCCGTCAGGTATGGCTTCTGGTACTTCCGAGGATATGCGGAAGATGGCTGAGGCTCTTGATCAACACGCTGAGGTGCTTGTTGGAGTGTACAATAAGAAGACTGGTCGCTCCGCTGAGTCTATCCGCGCTGCAATGAAAGCCGAGACTTGGTTTACTACCGCTGAGGCTCTAGCTTTTGGCTTGGTGGACAAACCCATCAAGCAGTTGGCTATGGCCGCTAAATGGCATCCTCGCGCTGTTACCAAGACTGCTCCTGAGACGGTCAAGAACAACCTCCGTCGAGGTCTTG